GTTTCCCAGTCACGATCACATGCATACCAAGACGGGTGGGAGAGAATATTCGGGGGTAAACGTGGCGAGGACTAGAGCACAAGAGAATCGGGCTATACGCCAAGAGGCACTCAGAGAGCAGTTAGCGGGGCAGGGTCATGTCCAGCATGTCGTTGAAATAACAGAGAAACTTTGCAATCTGGGTGACGACTTAGACCAACTAGCAGTTACTAGGCTAAAGGCTGCCGCCGATATCAAGATGAAACTCATTGGTAAGTACATTGGGGACGTTAAAGCGGTAGAGATAACAGGAGAGGGTGGGGAATCCTTAACGATTAACGTGCAGTCTTTCAAAGATGCCTAGTATCTCCATACCGCATGAGTGGGCACCGCGCCCGCATCAGCTAGGACTGTTCAAAGCCTACGACGCAGGAACCAAGCGGTTCTGTGTGGTCTGGCATAGACGTGCAGGCAAGGATTCAACTGTGCTGAATCTATCGGCTAAGGCAATGTTAGAGCGAGTGGGTACATATTGGCATCTATTCCCCTATCAAACCCAAGCACGTAAAGCTATATGGAACGGGATCGACTCGCAGGGCAGGAAGATACTCGACCAAGTATTCCCGCAGGAGATACGCAAGCGCACGAGCTCGCAGGAAATGCTGATCGAACTGGTAAACGGCAGCACATGGCAGCTAGCAGGATCAGATAACTACGACTCTTTGGTGGGTAGCAACCCAGTGGGGGTGGTGTTCAGTGAGTGGAGTCTGTGCGATCCGAACGCATGGGCATATATCAGGCCGATACTTGCAGAGAACGATGGGTGGGCTTCGTTCATCTACACGCCACGGGGCAAGAATCACGGCTACTCGCTATACAACATGGCTCGCAAGTCTGATGATTGGTACTGCGAGAACCTGACGGTGAACGATACCAAGCGAGAGGACGGGTCGCCGGTCATCACACACGAGATCATCGACCAAGAACGTGCAGAGGGCATGGAGGAGGCTCTGATACAGCAGGAGTTCTATGGCTCGTTTGAGTCACAGATAGCGGGGGCGTACTACGCCGACCAGATATCAGCAGCCAAGGATCAGGGGCGCATCGGTAGGCTGCCAGTAGAACCATCACTCCCTGTTCACACTGCTTGGGACTTAGGCATAGCGGATGCGATGTCGGTGTGGTTCTTCCAATCGGTAGGCAAAGAGATCCGGCTTGTCCACTACTACGAGGCTACGGGCAAGGGCATGGAGCATTACATCCAGTATCTGAACCAGTGGGCCAATACGAATGGGGTAGGGCTAGGCACACATCTAGCGCCACACGATATCGAGGTGAGAGAGCTCACATCTGGACGCTCACGCAAGGAAACGGCTAGGCAGATGGGTATATCCTTCCGAACTGTGCAACGCCCACGAGTAAAGGCAGAAGGCATACAGGCTGTGAGGCGCATGTTCCCAAGGTTCTGGATAGACGACGAAAGAGCAGAGCAGGGATACAGCTGTGTCGCATCATATCGAAGGGAGTGGGATGAGAAGGCTGGTCGGTTCAGGGACAACCCAGTACATGATTGGGCATCACACGGAGCCGATGCACTGCAAACCCTCGCACTCGGGTGGAGAGAGAGTCTGTCACCGGCACACATGCAGCGAGCACCACAGACGGCTAAGGTAAACTTCAATGTCTTCGGGTGAATACTTCTATGCGGTGTTTACGCCTAGCCGAGATCATTGGTGGTGTCGGTTCCTGCATCCTGACTATCAGCACTGCTATCTAATCAAGGCAGAGGCTGGGCAGTGGATTGTGTACGGCAAGACCACAGACGGGCTAGACTTGTTCACGCTGCCAGACTTCAGTGCATCCGTAGGCAATATGATCGTGGTCAAGGCTGAGGTAGAGGATGATGGGCGAGGATTATTCATGCTCAACACTTGTGTGGGGCACATCAAACAGGCGTTAGGTATCTGGAATCCTTGGATACTTACGCCATACCAACTTTACAAACACTTAACGAGGCACTAACTATGAAGAAGCCAAAGAAGCCAGAACCAACAGCAAGAGAAGTAGCGGTTACTGCACGACAGGAACGCGCACTAGATGAGGAAATAGCAGAGGAAGAAGGACGCTTGCGAGCACAACGACGGGGCCAGCTGGGTACTCGTTCACTGTTAGCGGGAGCACCGACAACTCGAAGGGCTGCAGCGTCAGCAATGGGAAGGGGCAGAGCGGCAACAGCTGGGCCATCTGCAGCAACACGATCTAGCATCCTGAGCGGTATCAATGTTAGAGCGGGTGGCATGTTATGAAGTCGCCTAAATACCTTGGCTCAGTCAAGGACATGAAGCGCAGAGAGAAGCGAGCGTTTGATACTGAAGGCATGTGGCACGACCAGATGTCTGATGTGTACGAATACTTCCTGCCTCAGCGTAACCTGTTCGAGACGGAGAACACTGGGCAGAAGAAGATGGATCGCATATTCGATTCCACCTCTCTCACTGCTATTCAACAGGCTGCTAGTAAGTTGCAGGAGAACATTGCTCCGATACAGGCGCGATGGGCTGCATTCCAACCCAGTAACGAGGTCTTAGAGATACTCGGACAGGGTGAGGTGGGTGTTACCGAGCAACAGATCCGCGAGAACCTCGACAAGCAGGCGAGCATAGTCTTTGACTACATCAACCGCAGTAACTTTGGTACTCAGTTCTATGAGGCTGCACTAGATCTGCTGATCGGCACAGCTACGCTACGCATCGACGAGACTGATGATGACCTAAACCCCATCGTGTTCCACTGCATACCGCAGAAAGGCATAGCGTTTGAGGAAGGGCCATTCGGTAACATCGAGACACACTGGCGCAGGTTCAGCGTGAAGGCTAGATTGCTTGAGCGTATGTGGCGAGGCGTGGAAGTATCCGAGGCTGTTCGGGCATTGATCGACAACTCTCCCGATGCTGACCTTGCTGTGAGCGAGGGCGTGGTATTCGAGCCTAAGTCAAAGCGATACTACGGTTGTCTGTGGGTAAATGGAGAGGATCGGTTCTCATGGATTGAGGATTTCGGTGAAACATCGCCTTGGGTAACTGGTCGATACACGAAGGTGGCTGGTGAAGTGCGTGGTCGTGGGCCTGCGATGCAATGTCTGCCCGATGTGCGAAGCTTGAACAAGGCCAAAGAGTTCGTATTGCAGAAGGCTGCTATCGACTTGGCTGGTATGTACACGGCCACCGATGATGGTGTGACCAACCCCTACAACCTGACCATCGCACCGGGCGTAGTCATCCCGGTAGGGTCGAACAACACTAGTAACCCGTCGATCATGCGTCTGGATACAGGCACCAATCTAGGACTAGCACAGTTCGAGATCACTGAACTGCAAAACTCTATCAAGTTGGCGCTATTCAATGACCTGAGAGACCCTGCTGGGCCTGTCCGTACAGCTACTGAGATAGCTATTGAAAGCAGAGAGCTAGCCAAGCGCATCGGTTCTGCCTTTGGACGGCTACAGACAGAGGTTCTGATACCCATTCTCAAGAGGGTGGTGTCTATCCTGACTCGTCGTGGACTAATCATGCCGATCCAGCTAGACGGTAGGGACGTAGACGTTAAGTTCACATCCCCTCTCGCTCGTGCTCAGGATGGTGAGGATTTGCTGTCACTCCAGCAGGCGGTGCAGTTCGTTGCCAATAACGCTGGGCCTGATCTAATTGCCACGTCATTCAAGATCGAGGACTTCGGCAGCTACGTTGCACAGAAAACCGGCATGGCATCCGAGCTAGTCCGCAGTGATACGGAGAAACAGCGGGCAATCGAAGCCGGAGCGCAGCAAGAGATGGCACAACAGCCCCAGATGCCCCCAGAATCGCCTCAGCTGCAGGTTGTTGAATGAGTTGGCAGAACATAGAGGGTAGGAATGAGGACGCTTACAAGGCTTCTGCGGAGGCCAGAGAGCGTTTCTCTGAATTAGCAAAGGCATATAGCCGATGCTTCTCTACCGAAGACGGGCAAAAGGTGGTGGAGGATCTGACACGGAAGTTCCTGTTAGATAACTCCACAGACCTTGGTGCGAGGAACGTGGAATACGAGGCTGCCTATCACAATGGCGAGGCGGGGGTCATTCGTATGATCGTTCACTACATACAGCAAGCGGAGAAAGTATGAGCGAAGTAGAACAATTGGAAGAAGTGGAAGAAGTGAAGCCCAAGAAACGGGCAACCAAGAGCAAGATCGAAGTGGTCTGCGCTGAACCCGACTACTTGAAGAAGATCAAGTTCGATATGAACTGGCTACAGAAGGTCGGCACCCAGTACGGCATTGATCGGTTCGAGTACGTACACAAATTCAGGGCGTTTCGTTGCTACAAGTCTAATCAACACGTTGATTGGGTTGATGTAAACGATCTCGCGCTGTTAAACGGTGAGCGGAGATTGGTACAGATCCTTCTCAAGCACCAACCTGTAAGCCCCAAGAGGGCGGTAATTAACTATCCTTGGAGATAAAGAATGTCAGAGGCCGTTGAAAACGACACCCTTGAAAGTAATGAACCCACGTCCCTTGTGGATGCAGCAGAACCCACCCTCTCTGAAGGT